CCAAGTACCTGCAAAAATCACGCCTTGGCGTGCGCATAGACGAGGTGCTGGCCGTCGTTGCCGAACGCCTGCTTGCCAAGTTCATCCCCGACTATCGCCGGAGTAATCGCCGGTCATTCAAGCAGTTTGTCAAACAACGCCTCGTGTGGGCGGTGCGCGGCGGGGCCAGGGAGGAGGCGGCGTGGGCGCGCAGCCCGCGTTCTCGCGAGCGACTGCAATCTATCGCGAAGACAAACCTGGCCCACACGATCGGCCGCCGCCCGAACGAACACGAACTGACTGAGTTCTTGGGCATACCCGAGGAAGCGCTGCCGGCAAGTCGCGGGCGCATTGTGTGGCAGCAGGCCGGGACCGACCTAATGTTTGATTCTCTTCAGGCGAGAACGCAGTCCGACAAGCAATCATTCCTGGATTTATTGCATGGATTGCCGTCAGAAAAGCAGCGCGTCCTGTATTGGCGGTTTTGGGATGGGTGCAGTATCGCGGAATTGGCCGAAAAGCTGGGCGTTTCCGATACGCATACCAGAAGAAAATTGCGGGCGGCCGTTGTGGCCCTGCGGCGGATTTACAAAACGTAAGAAAATTTCCAGAAAGTAGGGAATTTCTGGGCCACTTTGGCCGTTTAATATATTAGGTGGTCGCGTTCTATCTATGTTAGTTCTGGACGACTAGGCAAGTGGGGTAAGCTAGGCCCTGCGGGATTCTGGGGGTTATGGTGACCGGATCGCTGCAACTACTTTCATACGGGACTGCGCGGCGCCTGATTCGCAATGGCGACTTGCTGTTATGGCGGCCCACGAACGCATTTGGGCGAGTCATTGCGGCGGTCACGAAGTCCGAGTATTCCCACGTTGGCATGGCCGGGTGGGTCTTTGATGACGTATTGCTTTGCCTCCAGATGATCCAGTGGGAGGGCGGAAGCCCGAAAAACCTGAGTTTGTGGGTAGCGCAGTATCCCGGCAAATGCGACGTATACCGACTCAGGCGGATGCACGGCCGGATTGCCGCACAGGCGATGGCGCGCCGCATTGGCAGTAATTACGGTGCCATTGATTTTGTCCATATCATCACTAGGCGGCTGTTCGCGTGGGCGTGCAAACACGAGATGCACACGGCACCGTTCGACCACCCCCTTGTGTGTTCTGGGGCCGTGGCAGATGCCTGCCGACGCGGTGGGGTCAACGTAGCCGACCAGAAGCCGGTATGGGCGGTAACGCCGGCAGACTTGGCAAAAGAGGCAGAGTACGTATTCACGTTGGCGTGAGTGAAGTGCTGGCATTGCTAGCACAGGTGACACGTTGTCACTCATGCTAGCAATGCTAGTGGTGATAGCAGTGATAGCATAGGTGACACGTTGTCACTTGAGATAGCAGTGATAGCATGGGTTGGTAATCGAGGAGGTTAAAATGGTCAGTGCTTTTGTGTTTTCCGCCGTGTTGGCGTTGGCCCAGTGTGGGCCGAATGGGTGCGCCTTGCCGCAGTATCAGCCGTATCGGCAGTTTCCGCAGTACGCCGCGCCGCCGCCGCAGTACTCGGTGCCACAACGCGCCACGTCGCAGGTTGGCCTCCAATACGTCACGCAAGCCACGCTGCCACGATACCGTGCGACCGTGCGTATCGGAACCGTGGATGGCAATGGACATAACTCCTACGGCTCCGGTGTAATCGTCCGTTGGGGAGTGCGGCCGTTTATCCTGACGGCCAGCCATGTTGTTCGGGATGCGACGGCAATAACGATCTGGCTACCGGAAATGTCGGCCGGTCGCAGTGTTAGGCTGCTGAAAACCGATTCCGATTGGGACGCCGCCGTCCTGGACCCCGGCGACGACCGGAAGCTTCCCGCCGTTGACATTGAGCACGGCCCAGTAGCCCACCCGAAGCCCGGCGAATTACTGGATTGTTGCGGATATGGGCAAGATGGAAAACTTGCCATTGCCAAGGGACAAATGCTTCGCTTCATTGGCAATGGGCGTGGCGGTCCGTCGGATTGGCTGGCGGTTTCCGGCTGTGCCCGCCAGGGCGATAGTGGCGGCCCGATTTTCAATTCCGCCGGAAACGTCGTAGGGGTTTTATGGGGCACGGACAGCCGGGAGATCCTTGGGGTTCAGGCTGGCAGGCTACACATTTTGATGCGATCGGCGGTTGGTGAGTGGCCCGTTATTCGGCAGACCGGCCTTATTGTGCCGCGAGTGCGGATTGTGCAAAACCCGCTATTGTCACCAGGCCCGCTGGTCGTCACCCGTCCCCTTCTTCTGCCGCGTCCGCTTCTGGGCCTGCGACACTGGGTCGTCGCGCCGCAGGTGTTGGTTACGCCTACGCCAGCGCCTCCGCCAGTCGTGCAGCAACAATACAGGCCGGGCCAGCCTGGTCAGGGTGGTCAGTACATCATCAAGCCACCGCTGATTGGCCGGTCGATTATCAATCTGCCGCCGACGCCGGCTCCGGTTATTAACGTCGCCCCGCCGGCCAGCCCGTCACCAGCGCCCTCGCAGCCAGCCGCAGACATGGAGGCACGAGAGATGGCAGCGCAAGCGGCCGCCAAGGCCGCCGAGGCCCTCAAGCTGGTGAATCAGATCCACGATGCCATCGAGAAGGCCGGCAGCCTCCGCGAGCGCATGGCGCTGAAACGCGAGGAACTGGAAGACGAGGGCAAGCTGCACGGTGGCAAGCTCGGCCAGGACATGGCGGTTCTTAAGGCAACGCTTCACGAGAGGGACAACAAGAACTGGTGGGTGGGTGGCCTCGGGGCGGTAGTCCTACTCGTGTTGATCTTGCTGGTTTGGAAAGACATCAAGCACAAGAAGGATTCCGGGGATCCGCTGGCGATTGAGAAACTGGCGGCGCACCTGACCGGAGCGGCGACGGCTCAGCCGTGGCTCGCACCAGCCGCCAATCTTGCCGGCCACGCATCCACTGCCGTTGTGCAGGGGGTTGAGCGGTTGGAGCAGAAAATAGAGGCGCTGCGACAACAGCAGCCGCCCGCTCCCCCAAAGGCATAGTCCGAAATTAGCCCGACCGAGCGCCGCCCGACGCACGGCTGCGCCACGGTCCAGCTCGGTCGGGCTTCAATATCATGGACAACACGCCGGCCATACGTGGCGGAGTGGTGGACGACGATGCCGATTATCGGGCGTTGTTGGCGCGCCTGGACGAAGAGTTCCCGACGGTATCGAGCGGCGGATTCGACTTCTCGAAAATTCGCGGCCTAGCGCACACACGCACCGCCAAGGCAATCATTTTGCACCTGTCGTTGGTGGGCTGGTCGCCGGAGCAGATAGGCGAAGCCATTGCGGTGCCGCCCGACATGGTGCAACGGTATCTGCACGCGGTCATGTCCGAGGCGGCCCCCGTCGAAGATGTGGAGGCGCTGCGTGAAATAGAGCGCCGCAAACTGACGGTATACGAACGTGCGTCGTGGGAAGAGTTTGAGAGAGGATGCCAGCGCGAGGATAGCAACCCGGCTTGGATCCGCGTGCTTCTGGAAATCGCCAAGCGCCGCGCCTCACTCGATGGACTTGACAGACCCACGCGGGTATCCATCGACAAGACTGAACGCAAGTTGGTCGTCACTGAAATTGTGGTAAAGAGTGCGGCAGAGGCGCGCGCAATGAAGCAATTGCCATCGGAATAACCGCAATGGTCAAGCGGGGCAGAAAGCCGAAGTTCGCAGTGCCGGAGCGCAGCCAGCCGGACTTGGCGCCGCACGAGGTGCGCATGCTGCTGCACCCAGTCCAGAAGATGTTTGTGGACAGCAGGACAATTTACAAGGGGTACGTGGGTGGAATCGGTTGCGTTGCCCCGGAGACGATAATCGCTGGCATTCCGGCCGGGGACCGCAAGTATCCCGGTGGGGTAAACACGCTGTTTGGCCCTGCGGTGGCATCGGCGGCCTTCCCCATGTGGCGAGCAGATATATACAGGGTCAAAACTCAAGCGGGGCGGGAGGTGGCGGTAACGCTTGACCACCAGTTTCTAACGCCAACCGGCTGGCGTCCACTTCGGCACCTTGGCGTTGGAGTCGCAATAGCCGCAGATGAAACCGTGCGTGGTGCGATTGCGCGGGACACCATCGAGTCAATCTCTTTTTTGCGACACGGGGAGTTCTACGACCTTCACGTTCCATACGCCAATCATTATGCCGCCAATGGGCTATGGCACCATAATTGCGGGAAAAGTTACGTCGGGGCCTACGACTTGCTTGTTCACGCCGAGCCAGGCTGTTTGTGCGCGGTGGTCTCGCCGACGTATCGGATGCTGAGCGACTCGACGCAACGCAGCTTTATTGAGGTTGCGCAGAAACTGGGCCTTTGGGACGAGGCCAAGTATCGGAAGACCGACAATCAGACGATCCTCAATAACAGCGTAGAAGTGCTCTTCCGGTCGGGTGACGAACCCGGCAAGTTGCGCGGCCCCAGCTTGCGGCGGGCCTGGCTTGATGAAGCCAGCCAAATGAAAGAGGAAGTCTATGGCGTCATGATCGGCCGACTGCGCTTTGGCGGCGAGCAGGGCACGCTGACGGGGACGTTTACGCCCAGCGGCAAGGAACATTGGACGTATAGGGTGTTCGGGGACACAGACAACAAAAACGTCGCGCTCTTTCACTGCTCCACCAAGGACAACCCCTTCATCTCGCCTGAGTTCTATGAAAACCTCGTCCTGCAATATGGCAAGGGCGAGGGCGGCCTGTTGCGAGCGCAGCAGGAGTTGGAGGGGCAATTCGTGTGCGTCGAGGGGGCGGAGTGGCCGGCCGAGTGGTTTACGGGCGACCTTTGGTTTGACGAGTGGCCCACAGATTCGGAAGCAATCCGCGTCACTACCCTGGATAGTTCGCGTGGCATTGGCGGCAAGACCGGCGACTATAGCGCGTTTGCAAATGTCATGTACTCGCGCGGAACGCTGTATGTTGAAGCCGACATGGACAACGTGCGGAACAGCGCGGCGATGGCTGAAACCGCCGTGCGGATCCAGAAAACATTCCAGCCCCACTACTTCGGGCTGGAAGAGGAGTTCGGTGGGTCGGTTTTGGCGGATGACATTACCATGCGCGCCAATACGGCCGGCGTGTTGATCCCGCTAGTGTTGATTCCAACCGGCGGGGCCAATAAGGAAGTCCGTATTCGGCGGCTGACTCCGTATCTGGCCCGGCGCATGGTATGCTTTCGGCGGACTCCCAACACGAAACTGGGGGTGGCACAAATGGAGAGCTTCCCGCACGCTGAACACGATGATTTTCCCGATGCGCTGGAAATGGCCGTGCGCTTGATTAACGAAAGCGGAGAGTTGGGGTAGGCAATGTGGATTGTGGTGGTGGCGATCGAGAGCGGTGCCGTGCGGTATTCCGGCTGCGATCTCAGCAATGCCGCCAAGGCACTTGTGTGCGGCACGTGTTACGGGCGCGGTGGGTGTCAAGCCGCGGCGTTGCGGCAAGCCCAGCGCCAAGCGAAGCGCTTCAGGCGCACAACTAAAGGCGAAACACATGGATGAACTTGGTATTGTGTATCAACAGTTGACCAATCTCAAAGAGCAAGCGGACATGTTTTACAACATTGTGGACATGTCTGACAGCTTTACGTTCAATCGGGAAGACGGGATGCCGGCCGCCGACGGCTTGTTTGACGCCGGCGTGGCCTACTCCCAGGCGTTGGCCCGCCCGAGCGCAACGGCCTGCGCTTACGTTACCGAGGGGGTTCTGCGCATAATCCGGGCGCGGTCCAGGGCGTTCTGCGTTGCCAATCCGTACTGGATGGCCGTGCGCGAGGCCCGGATTTCGTATGCGGTCGGAACGGGGCACATTTTGTCCGTGGTTGCAAAGCATCCGAGTCGATCCCTGGATCCCGACCTGCGCGATAAGGTCTCCAGCGAACTTGAAAAGTTCTACCGCGTTAATCGGTATCGGATCGTGCAGGGGGAAAAAATCACCCGACTTGACCGCGACGGGGAGTTTTTCCTGCGATTCCAGGACAACCGGGATGACGGCATATTGCGGGTAAACTTCCTGGAACCCCTGTTGATCCAAGACCCGCCCGGACTTGGGCCGCAACAGGGCGTGTGGTTCGGTATTCAATTCGACAACAACCAATATGAAGAGCCGACCGGCTACTATCTGCGCCCGGCTGACTACCTGGGTGGCGACCTATCCCTGGAGCACGTGGCGGCGTGGCGCACCCCGCTGCCAGCCGATGAAGTCCAGCGGCGCACCGCCAATGTCGATATGTCCAGCCCGCGCGGCTTGCCCAGTACTTACGCACTACAGGAACGGCTCGTTCAGGCCCTATCGACGTTGAAGTCAATGGGAAAAATGGTTGACGTGCGTGCGCGCATTGCCATCATTCGCAAGCAAGTGAACGCCACACTCCAGCAAATCCAGCCATTACTGCTCCGGCAGCGGGCGGGCCAATCCACGGGGGCCGGGGGCATCTTGCGCAATGTTTTCCAGTACCCATACGGCACCATCATTGACACCAACGACCAGCGCACGTTTGAGTTGCCGTCCCCCAACCTGGAGACCGACAAGATTGTTCATTCGGTCAAGGCCGACCTGCAAAGCGTGGCGGCGGCCCTGGGGCTGGCGGACTTCGTGATTTCCGCAGACTCGCAAACAAACTTCGCCGCCGCACTTGTGAAAGAAGGGCCGATGGACCGGTCTATTTCCCGGTTGCAATAAAACCTGATTGACGATGACATGGAGGTATACGAGCGGGTGATTCAGTTGGCAGCCAAGCACGGCCGGTTGCCGGGCGACGTTCTCGAACGGGCGCGCATCGAAGTGTTGCCACCGAACGTGATTGCCCGCAATCGTATCCAGGACACGCAAGCAGACGAGATCCTTGTCCGCAACGGGGCTATGTCGGTGGATACCATGTCTATGCGGGCAAACCTCGATCCCGTCGACGAGCGGGCCAGGCTAAGCGAACATCCGGCACCAGCTATTACCGGGGCTGGTGATACGCGCTCGCACCAAGCGCCGGCATCCGCTAAGCCGACCGCCCGGGGAATCCCGATGGGCCACGAGCCTGGTCCGCAGACCAATCCCCAGCGGGCGGAAGAAGAACTTCAAGAGGCGGTCCACGATCCGCAAAGCAAGGATGCCATAACCAAAGAAGACTTGGCGATGGCCGCAGCCATCATTACACCCGCCTGGCTGGAAACCACCAAGCGGGAAATCGTGGCGCTACCTGATATACCGGGCCAGCCTATCCGCAGTGTTGGCGTTCGGGCCACATACGAACCGGGAGTGGACGGCGTGTACCTCGGTAGCGTGGACGGCCAACACGTATGGGGGGTTGACATGGACGCCTTGTCAATCAAGCACTCCGCCCCCGATTTGGTGGTGGCGGGGAATAGCGCACGCTGGACCTTTGTGCCGCGTGATCGGGTAGTGGTGGATTGGGCGTATGGCCCAGTGGAGGTAGCGCACTGCCTCTTGCACGAATTGGTCGAGCAGCGACTTATGGAGGCTGGCTGGGCTTATGCTCGCGCCCACCGATTCGCCAACCGCGGGCCGGGGTGCGAAGTTGACTGGCTCCTGGAGTTGCGCCCCGAATTAAAGATGCTGGCATCGGGGGACTAGGCAGTGGCCTTATTCTGTATTTCAGACCTGCACCTCGGCGACCGCGGACCGCGCGACAACTTCATCGTCGGCGGCCGCGAAGAGCGCCTGCGTAGATTCTTGGATTTCGTGGACGAGCGGGGCGGAAGACTCCTGATTCTAGGCGACCTCTTTGACTGGTGGCAGTCCAATTTATCCCGGACAATGATGGCTTACCACCAGTTGTTGGGCCGCATGGCGCGTATGGACGGCGGGGAGGTGCGCTGGATTGTCGGCAACCACGATAACTCCTTGGTGGAGTTCATCGGCAGCGCAGTGGAGTTGCGGGGACTCTACCTGCCCATAATGTCCAGGCCATTCGAGTCTGTTATCGGGGGCCGTAAGTTCGCATTTCTGCACGGGCACGAGGCCGATCCGTATTGCAACAGCAAGAACCCCGGCGTTGGCGAGTTGACGGCGATCATCTCGGGGCTGCTGGAGGATCGCGCCAATGGGCCGTTGAATGGCCACGGCAAGGCAATCGAAGACCGCTTTGTTGGTAGGCTGGAAAAACTGGTTGGCGCCTGGAGTGTCCTGACGTTGCGTGGTGGCCGGCAAAAGGACATCGTTGCCAATATCGAGGCATATCGCGTCAACCGGGAGGCAGATATTGTGGTATACGGACACACGCACGTGGCCGGTAGGGTTGGGCGAATCTTCAACTGCGGAACGTGGGCGCGCGACCGCGATACGTTTGTGCTAATCGGCGACGACGGCGGCGTTGAGGTTTGTGAGTGGACGAGCAGTTGCGAAATGCGACCCTACTTGGCGGAGTTATAGGACTACCGCCATTCCCCACTTGTGGGTTGGTCGGTAATTATGTGTAGGAGAAGTTGGCGTGGCAAATAAAGTCGCAAAAATACTTGCTAAAATTCTAGACATTGCCCCCAACGTCCAGCCGGCGAGTGGGGCAAGGCGGTCGGGTAGGTGGCCGGCAATCCAGCGGGCGTTTCTGCGCAAGCACCCAACATGCGCAGTCTGTGGCAGCAACCGCAACCTCAACGCACACCACATCATTCCGTTTGAGTATGGTGGTGCAGAACTTGATCCGGACAACCTGATTACCCTATGTTGCGGCACGTTCAACTGCCATCTCCTGTTTGGGCATCTGGGCAACTATACAGCCGCGAACCCCCTCGTTCGGGCGGACGCCGAGGTGTGGCGGTTTCGGTTTCGGGCGCGGCGCGTGTTGTTGCGGCTAGTGAAGAAGGCGGCCAAGAAATGAAACGGAAAACGTGCCTGGTGTTGGTAGCAAACGAAGTCCTTGATGCGCTGCTTCTGAGACTGCCGGCACACGTCCATCTGGCGGGCCGGCTGGAGTGCTTTACCAGGACATCTTGCGTTATTCGCCTGTCCGGCGTTGGGTTGCCAGACTGGTGTGAAGAGCCGCGATACGGCCTGCCCTATGCTTGGGCCGCCGTCATTATTGGCACCGATGGACACGTTCATTTCGTGCACGGCTCTCCGCCAATTCTCGGCACCGTCAGTCATTATGAATATCTCCAGGCGGCACACAGTAACCCAAATTGATTGTGGCCGGGGGGGGTTATAAGTGTTCAAAATTAGGCCGCGGGAGATTGAGCTGGCAATTAATCAGGTTTGCGTGCTGGAACGAAAACTGGTTGATTGCAGGTTCCCGAAGGACAGGGAGCGCCAACTATTCGTCTTGGTGAAAGAATTACTGGCCCAAATTGAGCAGGAGCACGCGCCGGCATCCACCGAGCCACATTTGGCTGACACGTATCACCCGTAACAAACACCGGAGGTCGCCGATGATGATTGGGCAAAATGATATTGATGGCGAGTTTGGTAGTGACGTTTACGTCGTAAAAATCGCCAATCGCGCAGCAGTACAGCGGTTGGCGGAAGCGCGCGAGCTTGTTGGCGAGGCCGCCGAGGAGTCGCCGTGGAGCGACGAACTGCGGCGCGCAGTGACGTGCCTGGAAGAGGTGTGGAATGGACTGACATTCGGACTGTCTGGTGAGTGCCATGCCTAAACAGCCAGAATCCCCACCGATCATTCCATCGTCGCCCGCGCTTGTTTCGTCGCAGGGGCCGCTTTCGGGTCAGAACCAGTTGTTTCTATCTCGTGCGTGCCAGTTTATTGATTCGCTTTTCAGGCTGGCACAGCAACGCGGGGCCGAAGGGGAAGTGGCAATCATTGTGCGGTTTACCGACGGGCAGTGTGACGGCTATATCCGCCGCAAGACGGATTGGCGAGAACACCTTGTAAAGCGGGGGTAGCACATGGCGGGGCGCACGTATATTATTGCCGGAAAGCGGTGGCGGCTCGTGTATTCTCCGCTGGCTCGCAACCAGGATGGGGAATGCGATCCGCCAGATGTTCCGGACAAAACGATTCGCGTAGCGCGCAGGCTGTTGCGTTACCCACGCGCCCTGGCCGAAACCCTTATTCACGAAACCATACACGCTGGTGCGTGGTTTCTGGAGGAGGACACGGTAGCACAGATAGCATCTGATATTACCAAGGTATTAGAGCGCGAGGGGTGCCTTCGCGACTTCTCTACGGACCCTTAAAGGAAACGCTACATGATTGCCGCCGGCAGATGGTATGTCACGTATGGGTCGCGCAAGGATGTTTTCCGCCTATGGAACTTGGCGGACATCCACTGGATGAACAAGGCGTGCGCCGAAGACAAGGTGCGCGCTGATTGCGCAGAAATCAAACGCGATCCGTTTTCGCTATGGATCGGCGGCGGGGACTATGCCGACTTCATCGGCTACCGCGACAAGAGATTCGACCCGGACGCCGTGGCACCGTGGGTGCCAGTCAAAAAACTGGGCGACCTGGGGCGCTACGGCATGGAGCAGATACGCAACCTATTCCTGCCCATCCGAGACAAGTGTTGCGGGCTGATTGTAGGCAATCACGAGTTGCGATACGAATTGGCGACGGAGCAGGAGTCGCTGCATAGTTGGTTGTGTACGGAACTTGACGTGCCCAGCTTGGGCTACTCCTGTCTGTTTGACCTGCTGTTCGTGCGGAAATCGACCAAGCGGCCAACTCTTTCCAGAGTGGTTGGGTCAAAATCAGAAACGTTCTCGCGGAAGCGCTTTCGCATTTTCGCGCACCACGGTGCCGGCTATGCGCAAACTCCAGGCGGCAAACTGAATCGGCTAGTTGGATTCATGCAGAGCTTTGACGCCGATATTTACATGGTGGGGCACGTGCACGACAACGTGGCGCGGCACGAACCGGCGCTGGGGGCCGACGATCGATGCTCATCCATAGTGCAGCGGCAGCGATTGGGCATCGTGGCTGGGAGTTATTTGAAGACGTACCAGCAGGGCACCACAACGTATGGGGAACAGCGCGGGTATCGGCCAACATCTTTGAACGCGGCAGTCGCAATAATTAATCCTGAACACGGCACAATACAAGCAAGGGTGTAACTGCTCATGGCAACACGCAAGCGCGTTTACGTGGCTGGCGCATATTCAGCACCAACCGTCATTGAGGTAATGGCCAACATGCGGCGCGGGTTGGCGTTGTCGGCCGAGGCCGTCGCAGCCGGATTCGCGGTCTATTCGCCGTGGTGCGATTGCCTATTGCACTTTCTTCATCGGTTTGAGTTGGAGGAGTGCTACGCATATTCCATGCCGTGGCTGGAGGTCGCCGATGCGGTATTGGTCGTGCCGGAGGGGGCGTATCAATCGCGTGGCACGACGGCGGAATTGGCGCGGGCTGGGGAATTGCAAATCCCGGTCTTCTTTGAGATAAGGAACTTGATCGCGCACTTTCGGGAGCTAGAAGAGATAGGCTAGTTTTACCTCTTGAAAAAGCTAGTGCCATGAACGACACTGGGAATGGGCGGGCATTTATCAACGGTGCCATGAGCGATTCCGGAAGTAGGCAGGCATTTACCACTGGTGCCGTTCGGGATGCTGCACCTGATAAGCCGCGAATGGAATTGATTAGCCCATTCGCAATGCTGCGACTTGGAAATTGGTTGCGGATCGGGGCGCAGAAGTACGCCGATCGAAACTGGGAGAAGGGCATCCCGATAACGCGCTGCATCGCGTCGCTGCTCCGGCACGTCGAGGCGTACCTTGCAGGCGACCAGTCCGAAGACCACCCGGCCGCCGCAATGTGTAACGCCATGTTCATTATTCACTACGAGGAAATGATCCGGCAAGGCGTATTGCCGGAAAACCTGGATGATAGGCCAAACTACAAAGGAGTATCTTGACATGAGAACTTGGATGTGTCTGATTGTTTCGGTGTGTTGCACGATGGCCGTAGCGGCAGTGCCGGAAAACCTACAGATCAAGCAGGGTGAGATGCTGCATCCGGTGGTTCGCGTTACCGTTGGCAGCGGCGGCGGATCGGGTACGGTCCTGTACAGCGAGGACCGTGGCGATGGTTGCCAGACTTACGTGCTTACCAACCACCACGTCATCGAAGCCGCCATTCGCGTCACGACCGAGTGGAGCAGCCTACTGCAAGCCGATGTGAAGCGAGAGGTGAACGACCCGGTAAAGGTTGAACTGTTCCGCTACGTCGCCGGCGGATCGCAACAGGACGTTACCGATTCGTGCCACGCCGAGATCGTAGCTCACGACAAGGCGCACGACCTAGCGTTACTGAGGCTTAAGACCGGACGGACTTACTCCTGCGCCAAGTTGTTGAAGCCGGACGCCGAAGTTCACGTCTTTCAGGATCAGTGGGCCGTCGGGTGTTCTCTACTACACGCGCCGGTCGCCAGCAAGGGAATGATAAGCTACATGGACGACGTTATCGACCGAAAATCCTATTGGATGGGATCAGCGCAGATAATTTTCGGCAACTGTATTGTGGGGACTGCAATGATTACTATGGCGAATGGAGACGTGAAGCCGCTGGCTTCTGTGCAGGCTGGTGATACGGTTTGGGCCTACGGCGAATTGGGTGGGGGCATGACCAAGACCACCGTTCGCAGGCTAATTCCGTCTGCGGTCAAGCCGCTGGTGCGAATCACTACCAGCAATCGTGCCCTTGACGCATCTACCGACCATCCAGTTCTGGCCGTGCAGTCCATCAAGGACTATTCTGGGCGCTGGCGGCACGTTGCGGTTTGGCGTGCGCTTGGCGATTTGCGCGTAGGAGACAAGGTTGCGATTCTGCGGCAACTCCCAGACCGAACGCGCTGCGCTGGCCTTAGAATTAACGACGCAAGTGACCAAACGAAAGACTTGCAGGGCGATAGGTCGTTGCTTCCGTCCGACGTGTGTTTCCAGACAATTACGAGCATGGGGCCGCTTGCGCCAGAACAGACGTATGACCTGGAACTGGACAGCCACCATGCGTTTTTTGCGGACGGCGTGTTGGTTCACAACTCGGGCGGCGCGGTCTACGTCGAGCGCGACGGGCACTACTATTTCTGTGGCGTGCCGAGTCGCGTTGCCGGAAGTTGGGGGCAGGCCATTACGCACATGGGATGGTTTGTGCCCATTCCGCGAATCCGCGAGTGGCTGAAGGACGAGGAGTTGCGGTTTATTCTCGACGCCAAAGTTAAGCCGGCCGATAGCTTCAAGGCTCGCGAGGAAAAGAAACGCGAGTCCGAGCGCAAGCGATTGCTGGAGCGCGTGGCACCGCAGTCTGCAAAGACCGTATCTGAAGCCGAATCTTACAACCACGCGCCGCAACCATAGGGGAAGGCAAGCCCAACATGCACGCGAGTTCTTTTCAGCGCATGTCAGATTTTGCCAAGAGCATCCTTTGGCAGCTTGACGGCAGGCCGGTCCGCGTGCTAGACGTTGGTAGTGCAAATATCAACGGCGACTATCGGGCGCTGTTCTCTGCGCCGAACGTGGAGTACGTTGGACTTGACGTGGCCCACGGCCGCAACGTGGATGTGGTCCCGAAGGATTCCTACGACTGGCACGAACTGGAGGATGACAGTTTCGACGTAGTAATATCCGGGCAAGCACTGGAGCATATCGAGTTTCCCTGGCTGACAATGCGACAGATCGCGCGAAAGCTGAAACCCGGCGGAGTAGCCTGTTTGATCGCGCCGTCGCGCGGCCCGGAACACCGTCATCCGGTGGACTGCTATCGGTACTACCCGGACGGGCTGGCAGCGCTAGCAAAGTGGGCCGGACTGGAAGTAGTTGAGCGCAACTACATTGGCGGTGGGCAGCATTTTGCCGATGGCAGCGAGATGTGAAGAGACTCCAGTTGTATTCTGCGAAAAACTAAGGCGGGCGTTGCCGAAGTGTAAGATTATCCGCTGATTGTCGCTGGTGGTTGATTGTGGATTAGTCGCAAGGTTGTGGTGCTCTGACGTGGATTCGCTTTCGATACTCAGGTGTGACCACCCTTGGCCGGTCTTTAAGCCAGACCTGCCGGAGGACTGGCATGGATGGCTCCGTGAGGGCACATCGGAGATGCTCTCGTTGGCCGTGATTGAGTGCGAGTGCAGGGTCATCGTGGAGTTGGGGTCGTGGCTGGGGCTATCAGCCCGCTACTTGATCCACGAGACGAACTTCTACCTGCTCCACGACGCGGCCTTCCCGACGCTAATCTGCATCGACCATTGGCGAGGCGACGCGGGCGTGTTTTCCGACCCAGGCTCCGCACCACGGCTGGAGCGCGCCAAGTTGCAGTTCTACCGCAATATGTGGCCGTGGCGCGGGCAGGTCATCGCCGTCGAGGCAGACACACTCGACGGCCTGGACGAGGTGGCTGCTGCCGGCGTGAACGTCGATTTATGCTACGTCGATTCCGAACACACGTTTGATCGCGTATCTGCGGAGCTGGCTTCGATTGATGCGTACTGGCCGGAGGCAGCCATCGTAGGAGACGACCTTCATCTGCCGGAGGTGGCCCGCGCGGTTCGTCACTTCTCGGCGAAGGCTGGCCGGACCTTTAGAAACAATGCCGGCGCATACTACTTTCCATCGCTATGTTGAAGCACGATCATAAAAACGCGAATTGGTCCGTGGTCGTGCTTACTACCGCGCGACCTACGCCAACCCTGGACCGCACCTTGGCAAGTCTGGAGAAGGCCGGCTGGCCGGAACCGATCATTTATACCGACCAGCCGCCCAGCGGTCACTGGCCGGCATGGCGGGCGGCTTTGCGCGCGGCGTTTAATGCCGATACGTGGGCCGACGCCTTTATGGTGGTAGAAGACGATATTGTATTCTGTAAGGGTCTGCGCGCGTACCTCTCGGGCTGCCTGTGGCCGGAGCAGCCAGAGCGAATCGCCCTGGTTTCGCCGTATTGCCATGCGGCCTACGTCAGTCAGCAGCGCCCCTGGCACATGGAGGGTCGGGGGTTCTACCTGGCAGGCTCGCAGTGCTGGATTTTCCCGCCGGCCAGCGCGCGGACGATCCTAACAGAGTTGGCCGACACACCCCCGGAACACTATGCTGATTGGATCATCGGCGAGTGGGCCGCCAAGAAAGCTCTGCACGTCTGGTATCATTGCCCCAGCCTGGCACAACACATCGGCGTGGGCAACTCGACCCTCGGCAGCCCGGACGGGACGATCTTTCACGCCGATGATTTTGTTGGAGAGGACTACTCGCTATGAAGGCTTGCGTCTGCTGCTGCACCTATAATCGGCCAAAGCAACTGGGCCACGTCGTTCGCTGTTTCGAGCGGCAGGACTACGGCGACCGGGAAATGGTGATCCTCGACGACGCCGGCCAGTACGCCAACACAACCGGCGACCGATGGCGACTGGTATCAGTCACAGAGCGATACGGTTCGCTTGGCGAGAAGCGTAACGCCTGCGCCGAGATGGCTTCGCCAGATGCCGAGGTGCTCGTGGTCTGGGATGATGACGATCTGTACTTGCCGTGGGCGTTGTCGGCCTCGATCAACGCAATCCAGCCGGCGGAGTGGAGCCGTCCGTCACTGGTCTTGCACCCGCAACCGAACGGCGCGCTGCGGCAACACTTAACTGGCGGGTTGTTTCACGGCGGCTGGGCATACCGGCGCGACGTGTTTTGGCGACTGGGCGGCTATGCGGCCGGCTATTCCGGGCCGGAGGACCAGGAGTTGATGAGGCGCATGGAGCGCGCCGGCGTGAAACAGTCCGACCCGATCGCGCTGGGCTGGCGGCCGTTCTACGTCTATCCCTGGGGCCGTTTAGCGGGCGGCGAGGGCTATCATATTTCGGGCCTGCTCACCGGCCGAGACCGCGGCCAAGAGGCTTGGCGAAAGCTTGGTGGCCTGGTGATAGAGCCGGAACAACTCATACCGACCGACCCGCCCGACCTGAATCTGCTCGATCCGGTGATTGAGGGCGGGGTGTACCCGCGCATGTTCTGAGTTCACATGACTACCATCCGCCTGATTCGAGAAGTGACGGAGCCGAGCGGGCGTGGACCCGGCAACGGCCAGTACGCATTGCAGCGAGCGTTGCGAGAGCGGGCGCCTAAGTGGCTGAAGATCGGTGGGAAACTCGCCGACGATGACATTCCCTGGGTCTGGTGTTGGCTGGATATGCAACTGGCGCTGAGGTGCGAGCAAGATGACCGCCTTTTCATCATCGGACCTAACGTGTTGTTTAACGATTCGTATTGGCCTGGCCGTGCGCCTGGCGAGCGTTTGCTTTGCGACGCGCGGCACTGTGCGCTGATGTTCACGGAGTCGGCCTGGTACTGCGACCTGATCGAAGGGCAGCGCGGCCCGAACAACCGCGCGGAAATTGTGGTCTGGCCGTACCCTATTGAGCCGCGTCCAGGCGGGCCGC